TTTTAATTTATTCAAACGTAACCGAAAGCCAAATAAAAGAAATGTATAAAGAAATTTATACTACTTTAGGCAACCCACAATATAAACGTATTAAAAGAAGCATTAAGGCCGAGATTACTTTTGAAAGTATTATACAAACTTGGATTAACTCAAATTTAGGCTATCGTATTGTTTCAGTTCATCAAACTTTAATTGAAAGTATTATTGCAGTTATCGCTAAAGGTTATGAAGATAATTTATCGGTTGCTGATATTACTCGTAACTTACAAAATAAGTTTGGATGGTATAAAGCACAAGCTTTAAGAATAGCACGAACTGAAACCACAACCGCAACAAACTACGCTACTGTTGTAGCTGCGCAAAACTCCGATTTCGTATTAGAGAAAACTTGGATAAGTGTACAAGATAACAGAACCCGCAGACCTCCTAAATCAATTTATGACCATTTAGATATGAATGGTGTTAAAGTTGATTTAAATCAGCCATTCTTTACAAGTGGTGAGGAAATAATGTATCCTGGTGATCCAAGTGCAAAGGCAGGAAATGTAATTAACTGCCGATGCAAAGTGGTGTTTACTGTTAAAGAAGATGAAAACGGATTACCAATAAGAAAAACTATCCTTTAATAGTTGGCTTAATTGTATTATTTCCATAATCAGGACTTATTGTATATTGAATGTCTGCAATATCAGTATTATAAAATTGTAATAATTTTAATCTTGTGATATTATTTTTATAATCATAATCCCATTCAATAGGCATAAATAAACCTGTTACATTATCAATAGTAACAACAGAAAAATAAGCAATATATCCATAAACATCGCCAGTAAATACTTTAATTGGATTTGATTGAATGCGTAAGTCATCCATTGCTGAAATACCTAATAATGGCAAATTTTCAAACTTATTTTTTCGTGTCCAACCTGATGTTAAAGTTGTTAAATCATCTTTATATATAGAACCAATTAAAGAAGCTATGCCATCACCATTAAATACTTTTTGATTTTCTTTAGTAATTGAGCTTGGAGGTTGTGAACGAGTAACTGTATGAAATTCACCAGCTAACCCTTGGGATTCTAAAATATTGCTTAATATATCAACAGAAGTATAACCTGCAAAAAAACCACCTGTTGAACCCGAAGTATTTACTATATTACATAATATAATCTCAAAAGTACAATCATCAATTAATGGCGGAGTTATCAATTTAAAAGAAGCAAAAGCTGGTAAATAACCATCATCATCGGATGTGAATGGAATACTAAATTCATAAAATGTATCATAATTTACCCAATAATTATTTTGATGTAAATAATATCCATCATTTGTTTTTATTTTAATTTTATAAACAAAACTCCTTCTTGAATTACTTGCATATAATTTCATATTTAAATTAAATGTTTCACCTAACTGACCATTTATAGAATTTGAAGTTATAAATTCATAAGTTCCGTTAATAGGATACATTAAAAAATATGGCACATTAGAACTAATTGTTGGATATATAAAATAATTTGTTGGGGCTGTTGGTGAAGTTGTCCAATCATAAAAAACCGGATCTTCTTCCCATTCCACCCGGGGTATTGTAGTATCAAAATTAAAAGTAGGATTAGTTACTAATCCAGTTACTAATCCATATTGGTAATTCAATCGATAAGCCGATATTGCTCCTTTAATTTCAATTTGTTGATTTGCTCCGGCATGATGAGGATAAAAGTTATTTATTTGACTTCCTAAAACTGCATTTAAATTCTTTGTAAAAACAGCATCAGTAGTTTGATTAATAAATTCAGTATAACCGTTTAACTCTAAATCATTCGGTCTGTAAATCCACCATTGGCCATCTTGTTGAGTTATAACCGCTGAAAATAAATTTAGCATAGAAGTTAAAACCTCGTTGCAATCCATTATAATAATGTCGTTTTTATCTTTTATAAAACGATCTGAATTTACATAAATATCTTTTAAAATATTTGTTCCTGTATAATCAGTATATTCAACGTAAACACTTGTGTTTATATCTAAAGACAAACGTGTTCTATCTAAACAACCTTTTATAACATCGTAAACCGACATTTTACCTGCAAAAGTCAATCCATTAGTTTGAACAAAAGATAAGTCTTTTAAAGCGCCTAAAATGTCATTGCTTTCGATATTAACATACCAAACATCATTAACAAAACTTTGTTGGCATCCATCGGGTTTTATATATCCTTCAAATATTATTTGATTGCCTTTTAATAGTTCGGTCTTATAGGTAAATTCATCCTCAAGTAAAAACTCATCAAAAGTTAATGTTTGATTAGCTTCTAAAGATAAATCTAAACCTGTTCCTCTTATCTGATCCAATATAGTATCAACATTTGATTTTTTAAGAATAAATGTTCCAAATATTTCAGAAGCAGTTCCCTGATAATTGTTTTTATAAATATTTAATGTATAATCTTCAAAATATAAATAATACTTTAAATTACTACCAAACGGCTCTACGTTTTGAGTAGTTATTGTAATGTTTGCGTTTAAATCTTCTTCAATAGTTATAATCGCATCAGCTTGTATTAAAACTTCAATAGCGGTGTCAACTAAACTATAACTTACTAAATCATTAATATAGTTTTCACGTAAATAACTTAATAATATTTGTAAAGTTTCATCAAGAGATGTTCCTATTGCTAATTGATAATCTTCATCAGGTATAGCTCCATTTGGAATAAAATCAATTCTAACTCCATTTAATCCATTTGAATAATATATTAAGAAGCCATTAACTTGTATAGTATATCCAAAACCAATTCCTGTTGTTATCGGTTGTGCGCTAAAATCTATTATTATTTTCTTTGCCATTATCCTAAACCTAAAGTTCCTCCTAAACGTTTATTTGAATTTAAAGTATTATTCAAAACTCCTATTAACTTTTGTCCTGCAATTTCAAATACTACAGTTCCACCGCCACCGCCACCGCTAAATCCACTTGATGAAAAACTTTGATTGTTTGCTCCTGCTCCTGATGAAGATGAAGCACCACCGCCTCCTCCAATACTACCGCCTATTGAACTTGATTTACTACTAAAGAATGAACCTAAAGCAATTAAACCAACACCGGCTGCAATAGCTACAGCAGGATTTAATGATTTTAAAGCTGCCTTTATTCCTAATAAACCAACACCAATTGAAATAGCCATTTGCCCCATATTTGTTAAAATACTACCTAAAGAACTTAAAAGAGTTTTTCCAACAGATTCTAAAACATTGCCTCCAGTAGCTAAAGCACTTCCTATTGCGCTTCCTAATCCTGCAAATGTATCAGCAATAGAAGTATTTATTATTTCAGTTGCAGAATTATTAAATTCAAGTAAAGCAGCAGCCATTAAAATAGCACCCTCATTAATTATATCAGGTATCTGAACTAAAGATGATTTTATTACGCCAGGCAATTCTTTAATCTTATTTCCAAACTGATCAACTTGACCGGTAAAAACTTTTATTCCATTAACATCAAATAAAGGAGCGGGGATTATATTGTTTTCTATTCCTGTTACTTGTGGTGTGTTAAATATTGCTTTAGCAGGTTTAGCTAATTCTTCTTTTAATTTTAATTGTGCGCCAACATTTTTATTTATTTCTTCAGTAAACTTTGCTTGTTTATTAGCGTTTGCTTCTAATTCTTTTTGGTTTTTAATAAGTTCACTATTTACTAATTCTAAAGCTACACTTAAACCACCCGCAGCTTGACCTGCTCCCGAAGTAGCAAATTTTTGAGCTTCTGCTAAACCTTTTTGAAGTCCAATTTGTTTTTTAACTAAATTTGCTCTATCTTCTTCTAATTTATATTGCTCTTGTGCTAATTTAACTATTTCCTCTGTTAATGCTTGTGCTTTAGCTCTTGCAATTAATGCTTGAGTAACTCCTTCAACAGCCGTTTTTACATCACCATTTAATATTTGTTCCTTTGATAAATTGCCAAAATAACCCGGATATGTTTTCTGCAATTCATCAACTGCTATTTTTCTATCTTTCATTGATAGATTAACATTCTGTGCTGATGCTACCAAAGCATTCATTCCAGCAATTTCACCTGCTGAATTTTTTACCGCTTCCTCATTTGCTTTTTTTAATGCAGCACCAAACTCGTCAAAGTTTCCTGTTATCTTATTAATAACATCGCCAACACTTAACCCGCTTTGAGCAAGTAAAGTCAATCCTGTTGTAAGAAGTGAAACACCTAACAATATACCACCTGTACCCGCTAAAGAACTTGCTAAAGCTTTTAAGGCTCCGCCTGTGCTTCCTGTTTGTGCTTTTAAGTAAGAGAAACTTTCAGCAGTAGCGGTAATGTTGTTACCAATACCAATAATTCCAAATGGAGCATCTTGTGCTATTCTACTAAACTGAGTTAAGGTATTACCCGCATTGGCAACCTTTGGAGCTGTAGATGCAAAAGTTTGTCCTGTATCTTTTACAGCAGTTTTGAGGCTGTTTAAACTTGCCTTTGCATCCTTGATTTGCGAATTGATTTCTGTTGTATCTAAACCAACTTTTAACCTATCAAGTTTAACCTTTGACAGTTCCTTTATATCAAACTCTACCTCTTTGATTTTCTTTTCAAAGTCGGTAATGTCTGCTCCAATCTCAACTGATAATTTACCTCCTGCCATTATGCTTTTATTTTTTCTTGATACTTTCTAAATTCATTCATAAACCTTTGTTTCATTTCATCCGTTACGCCTGACCTAACTTGCTTTTCATTATTCAAAGGTAAAAACGCTTCTTTGCGTTTAACCATCTTTTTAGGATCTTGGTGTGGTGCAATGTAACTGGTCCACATTAACTCCCTCAACTTTTGCCAATCGTATAAATCAATCCTTTTATATGCAAAAAGTCGAATTTGAAACTCCGCCCACGTCATATCGTAAACCGCTTCCAAACTCGACATTTTTAATTCACCAATGGCAAAAGAAATTACATCCTCGCTCCAGTTTATTTTTTCGTTACTATTTTTTTTTTGCTTTTATCTTCAGGAACATCCTTTGTTAAGGATTGAGTAAACGCTTGAAAAAACGATGTAACTACTTCGCTATCCATTCCAACTTCATCAATCCACTCTGCTACATCAAAAGCATCAAAGTCAGGAAATTCATTTCTACGTTTAAATCCAAAAGCACAACTATGATACATTATTAACGGAATCCATTTAAAAGGATTTTCAGCTAACTTGGCATCAATTTCATTCATAGCTATGTTTTCAGTTTCAAGTAAGTTTCCTAAAAAACCTAAACCGAAATGAAATACACGCTCTTTATCTGAAATAGTTAAAGTTATTTGTTTCATTAATCCATAGGATCATAGGTTAGTATTTCACCATTACCATCTAAAGTAAGTGAGAAAGTTGTAACCTCGTCACCACTTCCAAACGTTGCACTTAAATCAGTAATGTAAGCATAACCATAGTATTTTACAGAATCATTGTTATCAACATCAGTATCTAATTTCCACGTTACTAAATTTTTGTTTTGTTGCAACAAGAACAAAGCATCATGTGAAGTTTTTGCATCATCACCTCCATCAGTAGTGGTGTCGATATATTCACCCTCGGCATCTAATGAATAACTAAATGTTCCTGGGGTTTTTTGAATTACACCTGGAAAGCATTTAGTTGTGCTTTCAATCATTGATAATGTTGTGTTTAATCCATTTGAAGTAAGACAAGCAACTGGCTTATAAGCCGGTGAGTCCCAAATGTAAAGTATTCCGTTTTCGCCTTTTATTGACATAATTTCTATTTTTTATATATTATTAATTTATTTCAAAGATAATAAAATTATTTATATTAATTCTAAATAAGTATTTTTTTATTGTAAAGTTAAAATAACTCGAATAAAACTTCTATAAACGGTTTGTGTTGCTGTGCTACTGTCTAAATTACTTGGAAACTCAAAGCGACGATTTAGAACATTATAACCATCAACATTAATGTTTTCAATTAGTGAAAATATATTATTTTCCATATCATCGTTAACTAATCTACTGCCAACATTTCCGGCTCCATTGTAAATCTTTACAATGTCCAAAAGAGTATAAGAAATCCATTGATAATTGCATTTAGTGGCTTTATCAATCTCTTTGTCCTGTGTTGAAATAAGCACGTATTGAGTCGGATTATCATTACCGGTTACTTGCATATCATAGCAGTCGTAATCGCCTATTATAGCATCGTATAAAGCCTTCCTAACGTATTTATTTGGATTTACCATATTTCTCTAATACTTTCTTTAATTTCTCTAAATATTCAGTTCTACCACGCAATAAGGCCGGATATAAATAAGGTCTTGGTCTTAAATTTACTTGCTTTATTCCTTTACCCTTAAACTTAATAGCCTGGTCCTTTAACTCGTTTGGAACATCAACTAAACCTCCTGTGCCAAATTCAACGAATGGAGCATAAGGAGCAATTATTCCACCAGCTTCAATCTTCCAATTTAATGGAGTATCTTTTACCGCTTGTATAGATTGTCCTAATTTACCAAAGTTTGCCGGAGCTAATTGTTTTGCATTCTTTTCAATATTACGAGCAACTAATTCAGTAACTCCTTCAATATCCTTTTCAGCTTCTTTGCCGTACTTTCTTATATTAGCTAAAACAGTATTTAAGCCTTTTATTTCCATTAGGTCCTTTGAGTGGCTTGTATTTCAATATCAATATTATCCAAATCAATATTTAAGATGCTATCAATATTATAAGTAACATTATTATAAACAATGAAGCTGTCTTTTATAGAAATACTAAAATTAGGGTTATTACGAATTGTAAAAACTGCCTGTACAAAATTATCGTTCTGTCCGTTTTCGTTTGTTCTACTGGATTGGTTTGCTGTTACATTTGCCCATAAAGAATAGTCTAATTCAGTTGTAACAACGTTACCACCATAGCCATCAGCAACAGTTACTGTTTTCCACATTTCAATAATTTTATCATATTTTCTTGCAATCATTACAAAAATCGTCTGTTAACATCAATATTAGATAATACAAAGTCAGGAACGCTGTTCATAGCGTTTTTAGTTTCTGAATTGTAAAACCAAAAGTTGATCAGTTGCAAAGCACTATCAATTAACTCTGAAGGAATATCCTCAACACTTGTATAACCAGTTGTTAAAGTAACGATATTATTAACCGTTGGAACAATAGCATATAATGGCCTGTAAATAATATCTAATTCGGTTTCAGTATTATCGATTGGATAATCATAAACTTTAACTGATTGAACTAAAGCACAATCTTTAAAATATACTTTCTCACGTGTTTTAAATATGTGATTTGTACGTTTCTCAATAAATGATAATGCAGAGTTTATCATTCCGGTTATTTCATCATCGGTAATAGTTTGACCATCATCAATTTTTAAATATAACTTGGCTTGTTCTAAAGAAATAACATCGGTATAATCAGTCATTATTTTTTGGTTTTAGTTTCTTTTACTTCCTTTACTTCTTTAACCTCTTGAATATAACCATGAGTAAGCATCCCTAAAGCTTCATCTTTAGTTAGCTCAATAGTTTCATTAACCTTATAGGTTTTTTTATTAGAATGAGTGTAAAATTGTTTTAATACTTTGTAGATCATAACGGGTTTTTAAATGT